GGGGGCTATATGAATTAAGGGAAGCGCTCTTTCCCCGGTGTCGACCGTCGGCGGAGGTTTATAGAGAGTCCTCACTCTCAAGGTCAAGCTGCTTCTTCTTCTTCTTCCCGTTCGCTCGAGGATGGATCGTCGTCCGTCGAGCGTCTTCTCTTCTTAATGATGCCACCTATTTATCCTAAGATGTTGCCGTTCAGAGCGTGCATTTCATGATTATGTTGATCGGCCGTGGTTTGTAAGGTGTCTCGGATGTATTGAGAGTTGGCTATAGTTACGGTGATGCTCGTATAAACATTAAAAGTACCTCTGTATCCATAGCTTCCTGCGTCTATTCTACCCTAGCCTGACACGCCTGATATTATTATGTAGTCTGGTATCTCAGTTACCGAAATTTGCGGCTTCCAGCTGTCAGCGAATATCCTGTGGTCTATTTATGTCGTTTAAAATTCTGATGTGACGACAGGGTATGAGTCTGATGTAGCGATGGTAAAGTCAGGTAGTGTTTTTTCTATGGTAGCTCTATAATAAATATTGTCTTCAAAATAGTAGTCTAAGTAGTATGAAATAGTGTCGATTGATATACTATCAGCAACGGCGGATGGTCCTTCAACGTAGGGGGGGGTTTCCACGAAAGTAGCTTAAATTGATACCAAGGCCCCCGCTCTATACCATTCTCTTTTAGCTTAGTCGTCTAGCAGTATCTTCGCCCCAGCTACGACGGGTGTGAATACGCCCTTCGTTTCTCTCAGATTGAATTGTAAAGTTATTTCAGGTGCTAGATTAGGACCGTAAACAGGATTTCCGGCGTAAAATAGTTGGCCCTGGAACGATGCGGGCGAAAAAGTTGGAGGAGTTGGTTAGACTAATTATGTTACCAGTTACACCGGTTGGGGATCTTGCAGGTCAACGATATACTCGATGAATATTTACCCTACTGTAATAGTTGCAGTCGACGATACATGATACGTCAACCTTCCTATGAAGAATTCTATGGCTGATTCGTACGAGGGCATGCCGGTGAAAGAGGTGCGATTAGTAACATACTTATTCTGCATTTGCTATTTACGTAGTTCGTTCTGATCTATCACAATTGACAAAGGGGATCGTACAGATCCAGAGACTGAGTACCGCATTTATAACATCTGGGCTGCTGTGGGTACAGGGTCTGTAGACGACGGATCGTACGAAAAGTATATCAGTCCGTCTGTGTTCATGCCTACTCTAGGTACGTAATGCAACACTAACTTTCTAAAGGTGTATCTATCGAATGCATTCGCTATACCGCTGAGTCAGGGGAACAATTAAGCGTTCCCTGGGTTTATCAGGGCTGATTATAATACTGTACCAGACGCTGATGTGATCGCATCAATCACGAAGTCTTTCTTGGATATTGTTGTATTACCTCTGGTTCCACGTATTTTCATACTGGAAAATTACTTCCTGAGGGGGACCATGGGTGCGAAATTCCCACCCTTAGTGTTTCTATTCCTTGATTGTTTTGCCTTTTTCTGTTATTGTACTTGGCGATTCGCGCCGCCTTTCTTCTTTGTTAACATATTCTAATGAATAAATTATGAGTTATCGATTTAAATGTATTGCCGAATCGTGTTGTTTGTAGGGTCTAGGCTGGAGCCCGATAAGATCTGTGCGACGTCCTGATTATACTCTGGTATTCATACCTTGGTGTGTAGACGACCTGTATCGGCGTCGGGGCATCTCATGGACGCGAGGTCATTTATAGGATATGTGTTCTAGTACTCTGTATTTATCTACTCAGCAACCTATCGTTAGTGGTCAGCATTTGTTATTGTCGAATTATTCACACCGGATTTATATATCATTCTATCATAAGGCCTGGTAAAGTTAATGACCGGTGTTTTCTAGTACTGCTTGCTGAGATAGCTTACGGATTCTATCGGTCCGACTGTATAGCCCTTACACAATTATCCTAGTGCTTTTGGTATATTTGAATATTCTTATTGATAGAATGCCTCAATCCTCGGTATAATATTCTTGAGTTGATTCTTAGTAGTTATAATTAGCATATCGTCTCCCGCGACTAGGAATGTTCCGTATTTTTCATTATTTACTAAATATGCTGCATAAACCGCCGACCGAACTGAGTTTCCCAATGTTGTATCGGTGGGGTGGCCAGATTTCACAGTTCCCGTCACTGTCCCCGATAGTATAGTGTTCTTCTTGATACCCTTCTGATAGAATTGATACTCTGATTATTCTATTAGTTTGACGTAATTTCTCTTAGTTAGGTTCGGTAGAAGGTGGGAATATTCAAGTGTATGTCTTAACAGGGGGTAATCTACTTTGGCCCGAATTTCCTCGAACTAAGTAGAATCGAATGAGGAGCCGTCGATAGATATGTACTGTACGTCCGGTGAGTCTGTGGACCTTAGTTTCTCTAATAATCTTTCCGGTGTATCACAAGAAGTGAACCAGGGTATATTGTGGAAGGTACGCAGCCATAATTTATTGACCACCCCCATGACATACTTGAGAGTGACGTGAGGACTCCATATGAGTCGAGGGCGACCTGGATCAAGTGACACCTCACCTGTTTTATTAAATACCTCGAATTTTGTCTTCACCAATCCGCGTGCTGTAAATTCTTCATACCCTCGAATTATCTGTCTGTACTTAGATGGAGGCAAGTTCGAGAAAAGGGCTTCTACTGATGGCACTGGACTACCCCTTCAGTGCTAATCGAATGTATTTCTCAAAGTCCCAATTACGTATTATATATGGGTATCCATCTTATCTAAAAACGTGGGGTCGACCCTCCCTAATAGTTGTTGATGCCTAATGGTGAGTGCTGACACAGTGTTCTTCAAGCACTTTTTATAAGTGTATAACGGTTTGCCTACGTTAAGTCCTGCCCATTTTAAAGACGTGCCAGTCTTGCACGTGCAGGCATCATTAAAAGCGGTCGTCTTAACCGTTCCATCTCTATATATATCTTTTACACGTCCATGTATAGGTTCGATTCACCCGCCGCCTGCCTTCTTTATAATCTGGATTTTGCTATGTAGGCTTGCGGGCACGGATTAAGCCCATTTCCCTATTGTATATTAACCGGCGACCACTGTTCTATATAGGGCTTCCCTGGTTTTCGATTTTCCGTTCGTGACTACCACACGATGGGTTAGGTTCGGGTCGACTTTTTTAAAATTCCATACCCATTTTATTATGTATGCTCCGCATACATACGTAAGTTTAGACCACGGAGATGGTAAGTACTCAATAAGTGCCGCTAATATGACAAGTTGTATTATTGTAAAAAGAATGCGCGAAGTTTTCGATTGTTCTGGGATGTCACTGCTTGTAACATAGCCTGGCTGTGGTTGTATGGGCTGCGCCTCGTATTCGTACTCCGCATTTAAATGCAATGCATATCAATTGATAGCCTTAGCGTGGTGTTGTATGTAAGCTTTCCCATACTTCAGCAACTCTGGCATTTGGTGTAATCGAATATACGTCAATTTCCTCCCTTGTGTGTCTTTTAATGTAGCATTTAGATATTAGGCAGCTTCTGAGTATAGTTCATGGTCAATTGCTATAGTTCCCACCTGTTTAGACACATACTAATCTTATATGTTATTGTATATGTAATTAAATAGTTCGACTTACTTGCTAGCGGATTATGCGTCAGCGGGGAAGTCGGTGGGGATTATCCGCTCCAATGAATATCAGGACCCCACTCCGGTGGAGAACCAAGTCAAAGTCTACACAGTATATTACAAGGTTTAACCATGGGAATTCGTGGTTTCGTACACCTATGTTGAGTTCCCGATTTGGTGGCAGATTCTCTTGTGTGTATAAGTCGAACCCCCCTCCGCACATAGGGTTACTGTGTCAGAATCTGATTTCCATTTTGCTTCCATATAGTACATGTAAACCCACTGGCCCTGAGAGTCGCTCAGATTATGATGGATTGAGTAACCCCCTCCAGCTTACACCAATTCGTATAAATTGTCGCCGTAATATATGGTATCGCATAGTAGCAAGGGGAGTCCACTGGTTTTGGTCAGTCTCCTCATCGTGCCAGGTGTTCGTATATCATCAGTCAAAACATCGTTCATAGGGTGTGCCTTCACGTAGTGATCGTCTTCTGGTGTGATAATAGAGCGATGGTATACGCTGCCCGGGGGCAGTTTAGACCTCGCATATGCTGCCTATATTTCCAGGAATTTGCCTATTTATCTCAATTTGAAATAGTGATAGTCTCGGCACACCCTTAATCCGGTGTGTAAGTTTCTCCTCGGGTTGGAAGGTTCCTCGTATTCATCTGATATCTACTCCGCGTATAATTTAGGTATATGGTATCGCGTTGTGAACACCGTGGGGGGTTCATATTATTTCTTTTCTTTACTTCTTTTCTGCCATTAGTCGGATGTCACCGGTTAATTGAGTTACTCCATGAGTTAGGGGGTGGGGATTTCTTGGTTGACCGTAACTTCTTATTTATTTGCTAATGTTTCTTATTGCGCTGTTTCCGTGGGTTGTTCGGTGACTATCTGAGTTTCTATGACCTACTACGAAATGGGCAAGCTGCTTTTGGTCGACAAATCTATAAAGCGGTCTTCACCCATATCGATTACGTATTCGTACTTAATTAATGCTTCTCAGTGTCCTACTGGTTCTCCTGGCGTGAAAAGCATATGAGCTACACGTGTCCCCGTACCGTATGTTTGTTCACGCGGTCCATGCACTTGTATCTAGTAGTCGTATTTTACTGTCCACATATGTAATAGATTATCATCCAAATAGCCGGTCTGGGAACATAAATCGAGGAGACTTAAGCCCAGCATACCGCTTAAACACTACACTTATTCTTATCTGCTCAGGCAGAATAAAGAAGTGCGTGTAGCATCACATATTGCATACGCCAGACACAGTCCTTATCCGGGGTTTTGGACAACAAATGTGTTTGGCATATGGGGGTATACCAATATCTTCTCTTTGCTTAGGCGCGTACAGACTTCACGCGCCTTAGCTAGTTTTGGTGGTTTAATCTTATATGTTTTG